CGGCCAAAAGAGAACGGAAGACTTCTTCACATTCCGCCTTGGTCATGCCTTCTTTTGACCCGTCATAAAAACCGGCCTTATGACACTCCCATTTATCAAATGTATGGAAAACGCGCGTTTCATCGCTGGTATTAACTGTCCTGAACATGGCGACCTGTTCGCCGTAGGTGCTGACGTCGTCGGACAATTCGACAAAATCGTCCTCTGTAACAGCCCCTTCCACATCCCACGCCTTAGAGAATTGCTGGTCTGCAAACAGTTCCGACAGACCGGTAATCTGGCAAAGGCGCAATATCTCATCCTGATCCATGCCCAACTCTCGACCGATTCTTTCATTCGACCAGTTGCGGCGTTTCAATTCGATAACAATGTCGGACATTCCCTCGACCTGGTGTTTGCCGCGGGCGCGGTTGTGGCGAATCGTTGACGCCATACGGTTATTTATTTCCTGCCGGTTTTCGTTGATGGCCACAATTGGCAGATACCCCTTAACCCGCTTTTTTACGACCTTGCTTTCCTTGCCGACCCGGTGGCGGTGGAATCCATCAACGACCTCATGAACACCATCATCTCTATCCCACGCGACAATAGGTTGCGTGTACCCGTCTTCTGCGATTGAATGCTCAAGTAACCTCATTTCGGGGGGTGCGACAGAGTTGGGGTTGTAATCGTTTGCCTCAACAGTGTCGGAAGACTTCCAAAGAACACAATCCACCGGTTCGCCGGCGAATGGTGAAACCTCATGCAATCTGATCTTCACATAATTGATCAATTCGATCTTTGTGTCACGGTTTTTTTCGGCGTCGATCACGCTAAGCATCGCGTCCAGTTCGTCAACAATCTTTTTCATGTGTTCGCCCCCGCGGTTAGTTTTCTGGCTAATTCCACGGTTGCGCGGGAGTCGTTAAGGGCATCGTGATGCCCCTGTTGAATACCGAAATGATCGCATAGCGTGTCAAGCTGAAGATTGACTGGGAACGGTGGTCGAAGAGTAAAATACCAAATAGCCAGCGCGTATGTGTCGAGAATGTAATTGTGAATTGGTAAATATACTCCAAGTTGACGCGAATCCCGCCGCAATTTGGGTAGGTCAAACTTCATCGCATTATGCCCTCCAGTCATGCAAATGGGAAGGTTGTACCCCCCCACAATTTGAGCGTGTGATTGGCAAAAACCAGCAAAATCTGTCATGGCGACTTTGTGGTCGACGGCCGCGGACCAGTCTGTGTCTGTGTATGCGTTTATCTCGAGGGCGCGCGGATCACAGATGGATGGATCAAATTTGATCTTTCGTTCAAACTCATCAACTGTGTGCCCATCGTTTACGGCGACCGCGCCTATTTGAATTGTCGGGTGACGGTCTTCAAGTCCACCGGTTTCGATATCAAAGAACACGGTTGAGTGTTTCATACCGCCCCCGCTTCCTTGGCCAGTTTGCGGACCAGCTTGTCGACCTCGACGGAGAAAAACAGATTGGGCGAACTGCCCGAACCGCGGCGGATCGGGTGGAGGGTTCGGGTGGCGAGGATTTGGCGGTAGGCGCGGCGGTCCATATTTTCTAAGCCGGGAGGGCGATGCATGAGCATGTATTTTCAAATAGTGGGTGGGGATCTTCTTGCGTTTTTTTTCCGGCTTTCATTTCTTTAAACCGTCTCCAAGCATCCGATTTAGGTTGCGTTTGGCCGAGGCCCTTGCACCAATAATCGTTTCGCAAAAGAACTTTGCACATCCGCCGCCATGACGGTGCCCAGCATTTTGCTTCTAACTCTGCTGGGGCTTTATCTGGAATCGATGTGTACCCACGGTCGTGCCAACCTTTTACAAACTTCTTAAATCGAATTTCATAATGAGCGCGTGTTTTTGGCGGCATGGTCTGCAAGAGGAGATTGCAGAAACTTTTCCAAGTGTGGTGAGGGGGTTTGGTGATCTTGTTGTACCCATTGATACTTCCAGTTTCGTTGATATACAACGACCCCGAATTAGCCCCGTTGACGCGTGCGATTAGTTTGAACCATGTCTGTGGCTCAAGAATGTGATAGAGCCACAGTCCCCGACGTTGGTCATCTCCGAACGGTTGGCATAGGCGTTGTTGGCTTAACTTTACGCCCGCCATTTGCATCTTGTCATAAATACGGTTGCTCGGCTTGTCTGGGTAACGGGCGTGATATCGCCAAATGTCCTCGACAAGCCAATCGTAAATGGGGTAGATGTTGTAGGTATCGGCGATAATCTTGGTAGTCCACCGCCGACCTTGAAACATCAGGTCCCTTTTCTCCCACGACGCGATGGCGCAATAACGATGTAAACTTTCCTGCGCGCGAATACCAATGAACCCGGCTGTTAATTCACCCTGTCCATACCACTTCCCAAACGGGCCGATGAACTCCTCAAACTCCATGCCGGGCACGGCAAACGGATAGTCGGCGTCTGTTTTGCAATCTTGCGGCAGATCCCTGATCCAGATGTCCCGGTTCTCAGGATCCCAACAAGTCCATTGCGGTTCATAGTTGGTAACCGCGTTTCTCAGATTCATGGGCATACATATCCAGTGTGCGTCAATATTTGCCCGGTAGAGATCAAACATCTCCTGCACATGGATAATTGTTTCAGCATATTGTGCTTCAAAGTCTATGAACATCACGCCCACCGAACGACCACGCCTGATAGCTTCCTCCATGACAAGGTGAAGCATGACACTGCTGTCCTTGCCGCCGGAAAACGCGACGTAGATGCGTGGGAATTGATCGAACACAAACCGGATTCTGTTCCGGGCCGCGGATAAAACATCAATATCGTGATACCGTTTAATTCCCACAAGCCACTCCTAATAGATCATTGATTGGCGATCGCCGGATTTGGCTTCGTCCATTGTTAGTTGAGGACGGCACTGGTTACACATCCACTTATTTAAATAGGTCAGTGCCACCGTATCGGCCGCCGCCTTTTCATCCTCTGACAGTAAAAACCACCCCGATCGAAACGCAGACGGGATGCCCGTTGCGAAACACACAGCGGCCTGCCCCATCCAAGCGATCCGATTCATTGATGCGTTGGTCAAATAGTGTTCACATGAATTAGGCCAGTCAGAAATGACGCCGGCGAGGGCGGTTGTAAATTTGGGAATGTCGGCCAAAAGAGAACGGAAGACTTCTTCACATTCCGCCTTGGTCATGCCTTCTTTTGACCCGTCATAAAAACCGGCCTTATGACACTCCCATTTATCAAATGTATGGAAAACGCGCGTTTCAT